GCTATGGGCCGCGCTATGGACGATGTTATCATCGCCGCAGCGACTGGCACTGCGTATGGCGACGAGACTGGTTCTACAGCAGTCACTATGCCAAATGGACAGAAGTATGCAGCCAATGATGGCACTTCTTTCACTAACTTGAACGTCGACACACTCCGTGCAGTAAAGCGGATGTTTGACGCCAACGACGTGGATGAGTCTATTTCTCGTTTCTGGGCAATCGGCAGCTACCAGCTTGAGTCGCTCTTGGGTCAAACCGAAGTGACATCTGCTGACTTTGCAAGTGTGAAAGCGCTTGTTCAAGGTGAGGTTGATTCGTTCATGGGCTTTAAGTTTATCCGTACTGAGCGCCTCACAAGTGGTGTTTCATACACTGCAAGTGCGACTACTGGTGCTGTTGGTTCGGGTACTTCTAGCACTGGCAACCGTAAGACTTTTGCATGGGCAAAAGACGGTGTTCTTCTGGCTGTGGGCGAGGATATGCTTTCGCGTATCTCTGAGCGCGACGACAAGGGCTACGCCACTCAGGTGTACTCTCGTATGTCGGTAGGTTCTACCCGCATGGAAGAAGATAAGGTTGTCGAAGTTGGTTGCAAAGAGAGTTAATTGAACAAGGAGTTTTAAAATGGCTACATTATTGGGAACAAATGCCACATTGAAAGCGGCTGTTCCAAGTTCCAAGGTTCCTCCTGGGGAATCTTACGGTACTCTTCGTGTTTTGTATGACGATTACCTGACCCCAGGCACAGCGCCTACAAGTGCTGATGTTATCAATATGATGGTTATACCAATCGGCTTCCGAGTTATGGAAGCTGGTATGGCGTTTCCTGATATGGGTTCAGCAGGTACTTTGGAGTTTGGTTGGGCAGTGTCAGCTGACGGCTCTACCGAGGCAGCAGACGACAATGGCTTCTTGGCCTCTATTGACTGCAACACTGCAGCCGATGTGTTCTTGATGTCTTCGGCTGCAAACCTTGCGGGTCAGTGCAAGAAGTTCGCTGCATCTGTGCAAGCACAAGTGCTTGTTACTACTGCATGGACTTCTACATCGGCTCGTTTGCGTTGTTGGTTAGTGGGAATGGTAGACTAAGGAGTAGCGATGGGTGTCGGTTCGAAGGTCGAGATCTTCAATTCGGCCCTAGCTAAGGTCGGTGTGGAGGGGGTAACCTCTCCCACCGATAGTAATACCAGAGCCAGGCTCTGTAATCAGATCTATGATATTTGTCGTAGAGATGTGCTTGCAGATCATCCCTGGAGATTTGCAAACAAAGAGGCGACGTTAAACCTGACGGTTGATGTCCCTGTCAATACTAAATATTCCAAGATATATCAATTGCCTGCTGACTGCCTGATTGTTCGGGAAGTTGAGGATTTTGATCTGCCTTGGGAAGTTTTTCAAGACAAGATTTATACCAGTACGTCCACTTGCATAATTCGGTACACCTATGATTGCGAGACGGTTGGGCTCTTTAGTCCTGGAGCCGTGGAAGCGATAGCTTACCGTATGTCAATGGACTTGGTAAAGCCACTCACTGGCAGCAATACGGATCGGGAAACCATCGAGAAGATGTACCGTGCGCAGCTTTCCAAAGCTCGTTTTGCCAACGCTACACAAGCTTACAATCCGGAAGTGCAAGCAAACTCATGGCTTAACGGTAGGTACTAAGTGGCTATCTTTAATTCTCCTATAAATACTTTCGCCTCTGGCGAGTTCTCCCCGCGTGCGCATGGCCGCTCTGATATTCCGCAATACCAGCAAGGTGCTGCGGAGATAACTAATTTTGTCGCGCGTCCGCATGGTGTTGAGAAGCGCATGGGTACGCTCTTTCAGGAGTTTACTGGAGCCTTGGCTGCCGACACTACTTTTTTGAATGCTCTAAAAGATGAAACATACCAGTACAGAGTGATTCCGTATGAGTACAGCGGGGGTGCCAGAACGATTCTTGTTATCGCTGCAAACACTGGAACTTCCTCCGCTGGTGTATTTGCTGGGTATGCTGAGGTAAGTACCAGCAACACATTTGTATCCTATGCCAAGAGTTCTGTATTTACTGGATATGTTCTTGGGCGTGCAATTACGGTAGCTCAGGTAGAGGCGATGACGTGGGCTCAAGTTGGTGATGTATTATTTATCCAACTGCCTGGACACCCGACTCTTGTGTTTCGGTATGTTTCAGCAGGCAGCTACACTTTATACCTACAGGAGAATACATCACTGCCAAATACTGCGTTAGACCAGTATCTAGATGCCGGTACGGGACGGTATTCGCGGGTTCCCTTTCTGCCCATCAATGTTTTAAATAACTTTGGTAACGGGACTCTGACGATTTCTGCCACTTCGGGTACAGTGACCATGACTTCGTCAACGAGCATATTTTTATCAACACATATTGGTGCCAGGTTTCTTCTCCATAGTGGAACTGCGACGTACAGATGTTACGTAACTTTGTATAACAATGCGTCCTCTGTTCTTGTGCAGATGGAAGACACTGCAGATTCCACTACTGCCTTTGGTAACAGTACGACTCGTTCGTGGCAGGAGCAGGCTTGGAGCGACGCTCGTGGGTGGCCTACGGCCATTGCATACTACCAGCAGAGACTCTACCGAGCAGACGCTACTGGTATGTGTCGGGCTTCTCAGCAGGGGAATCTGACGCTAGTGTCTGAGACCCGGGCGCAGGGAGATCCAGACTACGGTGACGCTATAACGAATGACCGTCCATTTAGCTACCAGGTGGCAGACACTCGGGTGGCTAAAGCTAATTGGCTTATGGGTGGTAAGAGCTTACTTAAAGGGACGACGGATACTGAGTTTACGGTGTCTTCGAAAGACGGATCCATTGGGCCTCTTGATTTACAGGTGTCGCCTGACTCTCAGTACGGGAGTGAGGCTACGCAAGCTGTAAGGCTTGGCAACGCCGTCTACTTTGTAGGTAGGGGCGGTAAGGTAATTCGAGAGCTGGTATTTAACTTCGATGAGAACACGTACAAAGCCTCTGATATAACTATTCTTGTAGATCATCTAAATACAAAGCGTGCAAGCAGTGGGTATTACAGTCCTTTGCTTAAATTTAGGAGACTGGCTGTAGATACACAACGAGGGATTCTGTGGGCTGTTTCTGGCGATGGGGGCTTGCATAGCTGCTCTATTAACCGTGATATACAGATGGCCGCCTGGTCGTCGCATATCTTAGGTGGTGCGTACACAGCGGCTAGTGTGCCGGTAGATCAGAAGCCTTATGTAAATGATGTTATGACGATGAAGAATTCTGACGGTAACGTGGATGTTTGGTTGTCCGTTACTAGGACTATTAACGGGTCTACCTCTGCTTATATAGAGAAGATGCCTGTCCTTTTTGACGAAGTGACACTTGGCGGTGCCGGTGGTGTTTATCCTGTGTTCTTGGATAGTACCAAGGTATATACCGGGGGACCATATACCACTCTGACTGGTTTGTCGCACTTAGAAGGACAGTCGGTGGCTGTAGTTGCTGACGGTGTTTACGTTGGTGATTTTACTGTAGCGTCCGGAATTGCTACACTAGGAGGTTCCTATGGGAACGTCTATGCACTGGCAGGGTTGAAATACACAGCTAGGGTCAAGACCCTGGATCTGGAAGCTGGGTCTCCGATTGGCACATCTATGGGGCTCAAGAAAAAGATAAATAGGGTGACCGTTCGTTTATATCGTACTGTGGGATTATCTGTTGGAGTTAATGACAACACAGAAAGGGACCCACTTTTATTCCGAGATGAGTCGATGGGTGCTGGTAGGATTACAATGTTCACAGGAGACAAGAGTATAGAGCCACCCTTGGGTTTCTCTGACAGTGCGCAGTTGATTCTGGAAACGAGCGATCCTTTCCCGTGTACGATAGCTGGTGTTTTTGTTCAGGGTGTTACGAATGTCTGAGTTAGTTGCCATGCAGCTTAAGCACGTTGAGCAGATGGCAGAGACTATGGAGTGGTCTGCTGGGGAGCTTGAGAATGCGAAGGCGTCGATTACCGGGGATTTTTCATTTGCCCTTGTAGATAACGACGACACATTGGCTTTGTTCGGAGGATATAAAATCAACCGAGGAGTGGTGCAGGTCTGGTCTGTGATAAGTGAGAAGGCTAGGTTTCAGCCGTTTGTGCTTACACGCACGGCTATGAGGCTTCTGGATATGTTTTCTAAGAGGTGTGGTGTGCATAGGTTTCAGATCTCGATAAAGGCTGGCGATCCGAGAGCTGAAGCGTGGGCATATTTTTTGGGCTTTAGTTGTGAGGGGCGCATGCTAAAATATGGTCCTGACAAGTCAGATTACTGGCTATACGGGAGGGTTTGATGGCGTGGCCCATGGTATTAATGGCTGCCGGTTCCATGATACAGATGTTTGGCCAAG